AAGTAATTAACCTTCCCCCTAGAGAGGCGCAATTAAAACAGTTACAATTAAATTTAATGGGCTGGAAACTTCTTTATTCCTATGACATTTGATTCAACGCTGGGAGGGAAAGATTCAACATCTTATATTCCAGTTGCAACAGCAGATACTATTTTTGGCAATAGTCTCCAAAACACTGAATGGGCAGCATTAACTACAGCTCAAAAACAATCTGCATTAATGGCTTCTACTGAAAGCCTAGAAGTTCTTTCATTTTTAGGTGATCGCTGTACTCCAGCAACAGATGATTCAACAGTAGAACAAGCACTTCAATGGCCAAGAAAAAATGCTAGTTGCAAAGGAGTAAAGACAACAGAAACAGCAATCCCTCTTCCTATTCGTCAAGCCTGCGCTTATTTAGCTTTGGCATTACATAAAGATTCAGATGCAATCATTGGAGGAGGTGCAAACAATGACACAAAAGGTAGTTTAAAGACTCAACAACTTGGAGAATTAAGACAAGAATTTTATGATGTAAAAGAAGGTGCATCTATAAAAGTTGATGCCTCAGCTCCAATTGTTTTACAAAAGTTTCCCTGGTTAGTAGATGTATTAAATTGTTGGTTAATAGGTTCCTTTGGAGCAAGTAAAGTTCTTTTGAGGGTTAGAAGCTAATGGCAGCTCCACAAGATATTTGGGCAAGACCTCTTGCTAAATCATTAGTAGATGCCTTTAGGGTTCCAAGCCTTTCTTATATAAGGGTTGCTACTACCTACAACACAACAACAGGATTAACCACTGATTCAGAGACAACTTATACAGGAGCTGGAGCTTTAATTAAATCATCTAACAATGAAGAGACTGGAGAGCTAGGAGGTAATGAAAGCATTGATGTATGGATTGATCTTCAAGGGATAGGAGATATTTATCCAACGACTAATGATTATATTTCTTATGACAGTAAAAGATGGAGAGTTCAGTCAATAGATCCTAAATATTCAGGAGATTCAAAATATGCTTGCAAGTTAAAAGCCTTTGCTGCTTAATTAGCTTTTATCAAAACTCAAGAGGCAGGGATAAAGCTGCCTTGAGTTGGGGTCTTTTCTTCTGAAATTTGAAGTTGTAAACTATTTTCTACTGCTGTAACAGCATCCGTACCAAGCACAGTTTTAACGTCAGCAATAATATCTGCTGTTGTTAAATCAGTTCTTGTTGTCAAAGTATCAGGTTTAGTCAAACTGCAACTGCCATAGCTAGAAGCAGAATACGATCCATCAAATCTAGTCACTGTGTAATGGGCTGTATGAACAAACCCATCATCGAGGTCATAGTCTGTATTAGCTAGACCCCAAGTTGTAGTTGCCATTACTCCTCAGTAGTAACTTCAGTGTCAATCGTAACGCCTTCTTCTTCTTTAACCATTCCTTCTAACTCTGCGTATTGTGCATTTTTTAGCTGAAAATCAGCATACACTTGTGCATTGTCATTTTCCCTTTTTTGAACTTCTTGCTTTAACTTGTTGATCTCTTCAGTTTCAGCGTTGAACTTATTAGCTAAAGCTTCTGCTTCTGCTTTACGTTCGTCTCTGCGTTCGATAAGTGACATAAGAATAATCTCAATAATTAAAGTTTAGTTTTAAACAAGACCTTTGCCTTTGGTGATAGCCGCATCAATAGCGGTAAAACTTTCAGAACCCCAGATAGAAGTTGTTCCATCTGTCTTTTTATAAGCCTTGATTATTTCAAGGTGATCTACGTTCCTTTGAATCTTGGCTTTAAAATCTGCATCAGATTCGTCAGATGTTTTAGCAGTGTCGATAACAGTAACGCTATCTCCAGCAGCAGTAAAAATTGCTGCTACTTCATCGGCTGTTTTTTCTTCCATGAGAATAAAAGTGAATGGTTAAAGGCTACCCTGCTTCGAGGGCAGTGACTTTTGCGGATAGTTCTTGCACTGAATTTACAAGATGCCAAATGAGTGAATCAGTATCAACCTCTTTGTTTCCTTTAGATTGATCAACAATAACACTATTAGGAAGAACCTCTTCATACTCTTGTGCAATAACTCCTATTTGTGTTCCAGTAGGAGATTGAGCTAAACATGTGGCATTACGTCCATCAGCAGTTACTAATGGGAATTCACTTAAATCAATTTCTTCTGGTTTTCTATACTCAAAGTTTCTAACTCTTATTTTATTAACTATTTCTAATCCTTGAGTACTATCAACAATATTCTTCTTAATTCTTCTATCAGAAGTTGTTGACCAAGAAGAACTATTATTACCTTGGAAACAAGCACCAGCTGAATCTCCACGAATCCAAGTTGCTGCAGCACCAGCACCTGAATCATTTCTTGCAATATAAAGTTGAAAATTATCAGTTGCACTTAAATTACCAACTCCTGCATAATAACCAAGGAAAGTACTTTGATTTCCAGTTGAATATGCATCTCCAGCATGAACCCCTAAGAAAGTATTGTTGCCTCCAGTACAATCATCACCTGCTCTATAACCAACAGCAGTGTTAGTACCTCCAGTTGTATTTGTTTTTAATGCATCCCAACCAATAGCAGTATTATAAGTTCCAGTTGTATTTGCTTTTAATGTTTGATAACCAACAGCAACGTTATTTATTCCTGTTGTGTTTAAAACTAGTGCATTTCTACCAAACGCAGTGTTATTATTTCCAGTTGTGTTTGCATTCAATGCTTGAAAACCAACAGCAGTGTTATCATTCGCAGTTGTATTTTCACCTAATGCACCTACACCAACAGCTACGTTAGAAGCTCCTGTTGTATTTGCATCTAAAGCATTTGCACCTACGGCTGCATTAGCTGCTCCAGTTGTGTTTAAAACTAGTGCATCTTTACCAACAGCAATATTATTTGATGCAGTTGTATTACTTTGTAATGCACCTTGACCAAGAGCAGTATTATTTGATCCTGTAGTGTTTGCATATAAAGCATAAGAACCAATACCAGAGTTACTAGCACCTGTAGTGCTTTGTGTCAGTGCTACATAACCTACAGCAGTGTTATTAGCACCTGTCGTGTTTTCATCTAATGCATTAGTACCAAGAGCAGTATTATAACTTCCCGTTGTATTTGCATATAATACATCATAACCAACAGCAGTATTACTAGTACCTGTCGTATTGAATCTTAAAGCTCTAAATCCAAGACCAGTGCTTTGCGTTCCTGTTGTATTATCTCCTAATGCTTGAGCACCAAAAGCAGTCATATATGTTGCTGTATTATTTGCTAATGCATAATCACCTACTGCTGTACAATATGAAATGGACCCGGCTCCTGAAGCAGTTAAAGTATCATGTCCTATAGCAACGTTATTAGTTCCTGTTGTAAGACCATCTAATGCACTAACACCAACAGCAGTGTTATTAGCACCTGTTGTGTTTGCTTTTAAACTATCCATACCAATAGCTACATTCTTTTCACCAGTAGTATTTCCACCTAAAGCATGATTGCCTACACCTACGTTTCTTTCTCCTGTAGTGTTTGCATCTAATGTTTGATAACCAAGAGCAGTGTTATAATTACCTGTTGTGTTATTAGTTAAAGATTGAACTCCTATAGCAGTATTTTGTGATGCTGTTGTATTTGCATTTAAAGCTAATCTACCAACAGCAGTATTATTAGATGCGGTAGTGGCATTACTTAGTGCAGCCTGTCCAATGGCAACGTTATCATTACCTGTCGTAGCTGCATCCAAGGCAGCATATCCAAGGACTGTATTACGAGTACCACTTGTTATCTCTTTTCCTGCATTATATCCAATAGCCGTATTTTCTGACGCAGTATTATTAGATAAAGCATTAGCACCTATACCTACGTTATAATTACTTGTTGTGTTTGATAATAAAGCATTCTTACCTATACCTACGTTGTAACCTCCTGTTGTATTTGAATTTAGTGCTTGCATACCCACAGCAGTATTACTTGCTCCAGTTGTGTTTGTCACTAAGGAGTTCATACCAACCGCAGTATTATGACTAGCAGTTGTGTTTGAATATAACGATTGCGAACCTATGCCTGTGTTGTTAGTTCCAGTTGTGTTAGCGGCTGCTGCGGCATAACCCACGGCTGTATTACTATCTCCTGTTGAATTATTAAATAAAGCACTCTTACCTATTCCTGTAATACCTGTTCCTGTTGAATTAAGTTGTACTGCAGAATGACCACATGCCGTGTTATTGCTTCCTGTATTAGTATAAAGAGAGTTAAAACCAACCGCTGCGTTACCTGTTCCTGTTGTATTAGTAACTAATGCAGCATAACCTACAGCAGTATTTTCACCACCAGTAGTATTATTAAGTAATACTGATTTACCAATTCCAGTATTTTCAGCTCCAGTTGTATTTGCAGATAAAGCACTTACTCCGATAGCACAATTATTAGCACCAGTTGAGTTTGTAGTTAATGCTTCAGTACCTACGGCAGTGTTGTTAGCTCCAGTTGTATTTGCATTTAAACAATCCTTCCCGACAGCAGTGTTATTACTAGCAGTTGTGTTTGCTGTTAAAGCATCTTTACCAATGGCTGTGTTTGCTTCTCCTGTTGTATTTGATGATAATGAAGAGGTACCTAGTGAACTGTTTCCAATACCTGTTGTATTTGCATCTAAAGAATAAGCACCGACAGCAGTGTTATTACTAGCAGTTGTGTTTGCAACTAAGGCATTACGACCAACAGCAGTATTCTGACCTCCAGTTGTGCTTACAGCTAATGCCTGATAACCAACAGCAGTATTATTATCAGCAGTAGTATTATCGCCTAAAGCTGCATATCCAAGAGAAGAATTATTTGATCCTGTTGTGTTATCCATCAGGGCGTTTACACCAACAGCCGTATTACTTCCACCCGTAGTATTTGCATACAGGGTTTGAGCACCTAAACCAGTATTTAAAGAGCCTGTTGTATTTGCTGTGGCAGCCGCATAACCTATAGAAGTGTTGTAACTAGCAGTCGTATTAGCGTCTAAGGCATTAGCACCAACCGCCGTATTATATTGACCTGTTGTATTAACATTTAGTGAACCACTACCAACAGCAGTATTACTAGCTCCTGTTGAATTAACACTTAAAGAATCTGCTCCTACTGCTGTATTATTTCCAGCTGTAGTATTTGATGCTAAAGAACTTTTTCCTACAGCAGTATTACTAGCTCCTGATGTGTTTGTAGTTAAAGCCTGATATCCAAGAGCAGTATTATTTCCACCAGTAACAGCAGCATCTAAAGCACTTTCTCCAAGAACAGTATTATTAGCAACAGAGTTTGCACCTTTACCAATACTGATTGAATTTATACTTGCATCAACAGTAAAAGTAGCCTTACCTGCACTATCAATTGTTAGTCGTGTTGTAGGTGATGATGCTCCATCTGCTGTCGTACCAAACACCAAACGCCCCGGCATGTCATTAGTACCGGGTGTTCCGTCTACTTGAGCTTGTATCTGAGCAGCAATACTATTTAAGTCTGTTCCATCTGAACCTGCAAACCTGATTGCTCCTAAATTATCGTCGTCTAAAACAATTGTATTAGAACCTACAGTTGCTCCTCTTGCCTTTCCTAGTACAAAAAAGGCATTACCACTATCGTTAGAATTTCTAGTTAAAGAAAAACTTGAAGTACTATAAGAAGTTCCTTCTACTTGAATCGAGCCTGTTGATCCTCCAGTATTTCTTGAACTAGACGTACCAACAAGCAACCGACCTGAACTATCTACTCTTGCTTTTTCACTACTATTAATTTGAAAGCTTAAAGCTCCTCCAAAACCTGCAACAAGATCTAATTCAACGCCATCATTTTTAATCCAAGCTTTATTAGCATCATTAGCATTATTTCTGAAAAATATTTTACTTTCTTCGTTTGTAACATCACCAACTAGAGCAATGGCGTTCCCTGTTGATCCTGCTGAAAGAATAGATAAGGGGAACCCAGATGTACCATTGGTTCCAATACCTATTCCGTTTGCATCTGCTTTTAACCTGTCCGTACCTCCAGCAGTTAAAGAAACTGTATTTGTACCGCCATAAATCCCTGAATCTGAATCACCAAAATGAATTGATGGAGCCGAATTACTTCCAGCAGTCGCTTGTAAAACTCCAACTAAAGTGCCGCCTGAAAGAGCTAAATAGGTACTATTTGATGTTGTTCTTTCTGCATCAGTAACAGCTTTAACACCTGCTGGAGTACAAACTCTTGCCGTGTCTGTTCCTGTAGTTGTCTCTGCTGATGTTGCTAATTCTGAAATTCCAGAAACTGTTGTTGATGCTGCTGGAGTTGAAACTGAACCTGGACCGAATATTTTTATAATGCTGTTATCACTGGCTCGCATATAGCCGCCAATACTGTTGATATTTGCGTTTACTGCTAGTTCACCAACTTCTGGGAGATGTGTCCCAGTTGGTACAGCGTTTTGTGTAACGCTGTTTTTTAATTTGATTTTGATGGCCATAGTTCAAAGCTTATACAAGCAATACTCTTAAGGAGGAGTAATCCTATTCAGGATGGTTTTATCTTAGCTTCTTATCTAATAAGTACCGCCACTAATTACAGAAACGTTTTTCCATTGACCATCAGATGCATATTCAAAGAACTGCCCAGCAGTAGGAGAAGCGATAGTCACGTCAGATAAATCATCTAAAGCTGAAACACTTCCAGGGCCAGATAATGTATCTACTCTTTGCCAACCTGTGGCACCAATACACATGGCCCAATCACCAACATCAAATGATGTTCCACTAACAACTGAAGTTCCATTTCCTGGGGTAGTACATACAAAATAAGTTCCTGTAAGGCTTGCAGTACCTGCTGGAATGGCATTTCCTGCTGTAAAACCTGCGCTAGTTCCAAAGGTGGTTAAGTTAACAATAAGACCATTAGTTGCATTGAAAGTTCCACAGAATCTGAGGTTTTCTTCTGCTAATCGTCCAAAACCAACAGAGAACCAACTGTTACCGTTAAATATTCTTAATTGCCCTGTTGATTCTTGTAACCAATAAACACCAGTAGGTAAATTAGTAATTGCTGGCTGCGCTTCTTGAATAAACGAAATAGCATTGCTGCCAAGCTTATCCATTGTTATGGCATCATCAGCAATCCTAGCTGTAGCAAGCGATCCAGTTGTTATTTTACTAGCATCTAAAACAGGAATATCAACCGCTGCTAAATCAGATCCAGAAGTAATAATTCCACTTGCATTAACAACTACTTTTTCATAAGTCCCAGCAGTTACCCCTGAATCGGTTAGAGAAAGAACTCCATTTCCATCCACTGCTAAAGGTGCAGATGCTGTTGGAACTTTGATTCCTCCAATTGCTGTGGTACTAGCTAGGGGTAAATCGGAAGCAAGTAATACTGAAGTAGAAGTAATTAAGCCTAAATTATTAAATGTGATCCCATTTCTTGTTGCAGCAGTAATATTATTATTTATGGATAATGCCCCTAAATTTGTAACAGATAAGCCCCCTGCCGCTGGCACAGAAACAGCACCAATTGCAGCAACCTCAGCTTCAGGTAAATCGCTTGATACGAGGGCAGAAGTGGAACTAATAAGTCCCTGATTTGTATAACTTATTCCATTTCGACTTGAGGCACCGCCACTAACAGCATTAGAAATACCAATATTATTTGAACTAACGTTTAATCCTCTATCAATATTCGCAGTATTTAAGGCCGTTGCTGGTAATGTTCCAGCAGCAACTTTTGTTCCTGATACATCATTAATTTTTCCATCAGTGACCGCCAAATTCTCAATGGCCGCAGTATCACAAGCATTATCAGCCAGCTCCACACTTGTCACGCTATTTGTATCTAATTGAGTCGAAGTTATTGTTCCATTTATTAACTTAGAACCCGCAATACTTCCCGCTAATTGTGCATTTGTAATGGTCCCAGTTAACGAGCTAGTAGGATAATTTGTTGCATCAGTTAAATCAAATGCAGGAGTTGCATCAGTTCCACCAGGGCTTATTGAGACTGTTCCCAAAGAAATAGCAGGGGTTGCTAGTTTAGAAGTTGCAATTGAACCTGCTAATTGGGCATTGCTAATTGTTCCTGTTAAAGAAGATGTAGGATAATTAGTTGCTGAGGTTAAATCTAGGGCTGGAGTTGCATAAGTCCCGCCTAAAGCTATAGTGACACCCGCTAAACTTATAGAACTATTTGATAGTTTTGCATTATCAATTGATCCTGCTAATTGAGCATTTGTTATTGTTCCAGTTAAGCTTGATGTTGGATAATTTGTTGCATCGGTCAGGTTAAGAGCTGGAGTTGCATCTGTACTCCCTAAAGAAATTGTCAGACCACCGAGACTAAAGCTTGAATTTTCCAGCTTCGCATTGGTTACATTTGCATCCAGAATTGAGGCAGTAACAATCGAGTTTGCCGTTAATGGATAACTTAAAGAAGTTGCTGGAATCGTCCCAGCATCAATAACTGCAACACCTCTGGCAACTAAATCTTTAACAGTAACTTTTACTGTTTGACTTCCTGAGACATCAGCCAGGGCCAGGGGGTCAGTCGCTGCAACAGATCCAGAAGCAATGCTTGGGAGTTGCGTAATTTGAAGATCAGCCATTAGTTTTTAATTGCCCCATCGGATAAGACCATTCTGACAGTATCCCTCAGGAAGCGTAACTATATACATACTAGGAGGTTGGATCTTCTAATAGAATTGGTGTTCCATCTTCTTGAAGAATCCTATCGGTATTCTCTTGAAGAAGATAAGCATCTGGCAATCCAGTTTTTAAAACTATTGACCCAGAAGTTATAAAATCAACCTTTGCTTCTATGACTCCAGCGGCTGGAACATTAATAGCTACATTATTAATTAGGCAAGTTGATTCATACCAGACACTATTCTGAGATGCACTAGGTTCATGGTAGATATAGAATCGGGCATCAAAGTCTGATCCCTGTTGAATCCTTACGGCTAATTGAGCTAGGTATACTGGAAATTCTGGCATTGTATCGCCATCACTGCATGGATCAGTTTTATGCTCCCAAATACAATCAAGACTGCCTTGACCTGAAATCATCCCCCTGTCATATCTTTTCCTGAACTCATCTCCTAAAAGTGTGATATCAATATTTTCTCTTTCTGTTTGAATCTCAAATTCCTTGATTTTTGCAAGATTCCTATACCTAGAATTACTCGTTGAGATTTTAATTGCTTTTGCAGATGAAGGAGCAACTAATGTCAAAGCCTCTCCAGTTGTGCCACTAAGAGAAGCCGAAAAAGTGCTATATAAACGCATTCCTCCAGCATCATCAACATAAACATACCAACGCCCGTCTGGATGTGTATGACCAGAAACAAGTTCTAGATTTGATCCATCTTCTGTTTCTATTTTTATCTGGTCTCCTGTAAGAATTGCTCCATCAACAAAATCAACAGAGAATCTTTTTTTTGTCGTATTAACATCAGCAGGGTCCAACTCGGTCCTAAAAGCCCTACCTGAATTTCTTTTTAATTCGACTATTCCAGTAGTCCCAAAATAAATAGTCATCTATAGAGCAAGACCTGTTACAGCTCCATGAACTTCAAAACTTACATCAGCAGCTAATACTTCACCTGTTGCACTTGTCATGGAAAGACTTGTCAAATAAGCATAAAATTCTGCATACCTTCCATTTGTTGTACCATCATCAACTTTTAATTTAAATTTCACTGTTGAATTTGTTCCTCCTCCTTGTTCTCCTCCACTCCCAGAATTAGCTGTAATCATATTGCTTAATAATGTGGTAATACCTCCCGTAGGGGTTCCATTGCCAGCAGTTTCTTGATAATAATAAAGACTACATCCACCGCTGACGCTCCTTAGGCCAGGTAATAGCGTTCTATCAGTATCTTCTAGAGAAACAGTTTCTAGAATTGCTTGATTAACAGTTAACGACCAAGAACGAACTTTTGCCACTTTATTGTCATTAACATAAAGCTGGCCATCTTGACCTGAATAAAAACCTGACATTTCGGCTAAGGAGGCAGAACACTAATAAAAGCATTCTAGTCACCATCGAGGCAAGCCACAAAAGAACAGCTAACATTTGCCACACCTGGAAACACACTTGAATATTCAGGAGGGCCGCTAAACCTCCATCTAAGGCCAGAAGAAAACTGTCCAATTCTATGAGTTAAGCTTTCAGAATAATCAAGCATTGGTGGGTCCGTTATGCCGCCATTAACTTCTGATTTAAATTTTATATAGTTTTCTCCAACTGATTCACTGTCATAATAAGCAGTCAATATTGAATTTGCATCATCATCACTAATATTTGAAAAGGATAAACTAAGGGAGGCATTTACTGGCTTATTACCATATCTTATAAAACTCTTAGAACCGTTTTGAGATTCAAAAACTCTTTCTGGATATGAGCCAGGGCTGAAACTTCTACCGCTTGGTACTAAAGCAGGGAATTGTATTTGAGCCATTTAATTACCTTGTAGTACAAAATCTTTTTCTCTGACCAGTCTAAAGTATTTCATTCTTTAAGACGTTAAAAACATTGATGTACCGTCACTGTTGAACCACTGTAAAGTTTTCATTTTTCCTTCACTGGTAAGAGGCACATGGCTACCAGCTAATTCAACCAAACCATCTTCTGCATATGTCAAACTTTCCACTTTATAAACTCGGTTAGTTGTAGTCGTGTTATTTGTCGTAAAGACACAACCATTTAAATTTGCATTATTCGCTTGACCGTCTGTAACTGTCAAATTTGTTGTAGCAGGAGCATCCATTCCTGGTTTCCAATAAAAAATAGGTTGATTACTTAATACTGAATTTCCTTGGGTTTGTACTGCTCCAGACTCACTAACTAAACCATTCTCAAACCTATCGGTATGAGTAGACTCAGAAACCAACCTAAAATAATCTCCTGGTTTTAAATACATCGCAGCCTGTGGAGTTGTTTGAAAAGATAATCCGTGATCTACATCTTTTCTCAATTTCAAAATATATTTAGCAAAAAATTCTGCATGTCTACGACTGCTGCAAAAATTAGATAGATCGAAACTTTCTCGTCCATCAGAGGGATCACCATTTGCAAACTTACAAGACAAAACCCTTCTTTCTGAAAACCCGTTCACAACCTCATGTCTATAAATAACCCTGGCCTGAAACAGTTGTCTTTCTTCTGGAGATAAAAATGTAACTTTTAAATCTTTTATGTTTCCATCAGTAAACAAAGCTTTAATAGGTGGTTCAGCATTAAAATCTATTTCATAGTTACTGTTATAAGGAACAGAAGGTATTAAAGAAAAACGTCCTCCCTTAATAGAAAAATCTAAGAAACAATAACTACCATTTTCAAAAATAAAATTCCTTAAATTTTGTGAATCAACGATTGCGCCATCCCAGAAGAATTTATTTGCATAACAGAATTTAGCTGCAATTTTCATATCCTCATCATCAACAGCATTTGCACCAACTAAGTTGCCTGCACCAATCAAATCATCTGTTAATAAGGCATAAGCTATCTCAGGGAAAATATTAGATGGGCCTTGTCCTTCTGCATTAACTTCACCTTGACCAAGTACAACATCTTCTCCTGTATCATTAATTAAACGTTTAATCTTTAAACCACGCTTTAGATAAGCAGATAGTTGAGAAAAGCTACTAAATTCTTTGGAACTATTAATCCTTATTCCAACTGTAGAAAGTTTTCCGTATGGCAAGCTGACACTACTTTTTAATTCATTTAAATAAGTAATCTCATGCTCTGGTCCTTCTAAATGACTTGCTCTTTCTGCGTCATATCTTACATAATCACTAATAGCGTCATAAGGATTTAAGTTCTGTCCAAGAGGCCAAGGAGGGGTAACAAAATCAACCTGTGTTGTACTAATCTGCACTGTTCCAATGTTAGGAATTGTTACATTCTCCCCAGAAGAGTAGCCCGTACCAGCCTCTCGAATATCCCATGATTTTGCACCGTTTTCATAAGAAGTAACAGCTACTTTTAAGCCCGAACCAGATCCTCCCGTAACTGATTTTACCTCTTCTGTTGGTATTGATCCTGATCCAGAATACTCATAAATATTTACCGCGAAATATTGTAAGTGGTATCCATAACGATGACCTCCCCCCTCAATCCAATCATCCCACTTAAAACCACCTGTCATTTCATATTTCTTACCCTCATGTATAACGCTTTGTGCGGGAGCGTCTGGACCTCTAGAACCGCTTGATGCAACGAAGCCAACAACCTCACCGTAACGATAGAAATATAGTCCATCTGTTTCTTCATCACGATCTCTAGAGACGTATGTGCGACAATAAGTACCATTATTTCCCCCATGATGTCCTCCGATATAGACATCACTTTCAACTAAATCAAATTGTGGCTCACTGGTTGGTGGAGAACCTTGAGTTGAAGGATAAATACTTTGTACTGAACCGTCAGATTCATTAGCTACTGTGGTACCTAAAAACCATTCTGGATTAGATGCTCTAGTTGCATCTAGCTGATGATTTTTATCTCCAGCAAAACTAACAGTATATCCATTCATAGTATCTAAAACTTGTAATGGTCCTGTGCCTAAATAATTAATATTTGATCCTATAAAGTTTGCTCTAATTTCATTACCTGGAAATGGTTCTAATTTAAACTCATGTAAGTAAGCATCACTATGTATGACTTTTATAAAATTATACTGAGGTTGAGGTGAACGACCTAAAACAGCAAAAGGTTTACCACCGTCAATTAATTGCCATTCATTAGAATTTCCGGCTCTCCTTGCGTATAAACGAAAGAAACTATATCTCTTTATATATTTAGATAATTGCCCTAGAGTTATATTACCTCCTTCTAATTCATACTCATAAACAACACCTTGCGGAACACTCCAATGCCCAGGATGACTATTTACATTAGCAAAACCTGAAATCTGTTTCCATACTGTTGATTTAATACCTATTTCAGTTACATCGCATTTTATGTTATTTGTTACTGTACCAATTGCACATTTTTGTATAAGTAATAATTCATCTGGATTGTGTGTGTTAGTTACTCCTCTAACTTGAATCTTTCCAGGCTCAGTAATTTTAAATGTGTATTGCTTTACTAAACCCACTTTCCATAATTGTCCAGGCTTATCAATTTCAATGCAAACTCCTTTTGCTGTACCGATTAAATATTGCTCACCAATAGAAATTGAATCATCTGATGTTTCTCTATCAGCATCAACACTAGAAGAAACATCTTCTGCACCCCAATCCTCAAAATCATCTTTATAAATTGTTTTAGGATTATGGCCGCTAATTTGATAAGTAACTAAATCATTTTTTGCTACATCTTTATTCCCAGTATTAGTATTTCCGTTCTTTGCAACTACTGCGGCATATCTTGGATAATTAGTTTTTAGTTTATCTTGCTTAGCCCTAGCGTTTACATTTACAGGGTCATTATGATAAGCCTTGAGATTTTTTAGTACCAATTCATAGGGCAATTTGAATTGCATTGAATTAGGTAAAGGGCTGTAATTTCCAAATACAGACTGAGTTGATGGGTTTCTTGCACCACTAAAAACATTATCCTTAAACTCACTCAAGAAAACAGAAGGTAAAGCAGTGCCGTTATTTACAACAGCAATGCCATTTGAATTTATAAAAGTTTCTTTATCTAATATTCCCTCTGGGTATCTATCAGTTTCTAGTAATCTTTCATTATTAGTTGATCCTGTTCTGTGATATAAAGCAAGTTTTCCGTTTGAATAATTCTCTAATAAAGTATCTCCTATTGCATAACCTGCAAACTCAGGTCTTGCTCCTAATGTCCCAGAAGAAAGTATAAACACCGCTTTAAATTGTTGGCCTTTTCCTAAACTTCGCATTTGTGACCATACGAGTTTAGTATTTGCCCTTATACCTCCATAAATGGCCCCTTCGATTTCTCTTTGGAAAGCAAATACAAGAGGAATTGTTTCACCCAATTCAGATAAAACTTGAACAGAATCAAAACCTGATTGAGGTGAATATCTTCTTAAACCAGCCTGAGCTGCTGTTTGTAATGATAGAGGAGCTTTATATTCTTGCTCCTTAGGCTTAGGGGTTAAAAGATTGGAAACATAAGATAGAACTACCCCGATAACAATATTGGTAATAATAGAAACGGGATCATTTCTTACATCTGGGATTAAGTCATAAGCCTTAGGCCTTTTACCGTTATAGCTTGCCGTCTTGTCTACAAAATACCAATACTCCTGTTCTGTAAGTCCTACGACTTCGCAAAGTTGCTGTTCAAAGGGTAGTAGCAGGCGTGGACCTGAAGGCCGTCTATGGGACTCCAGCAAACCCCCGACTCTTTGCAGTTTATCCATCCTTTTTCATAGTAAACAGCAAGACCAAAACGTTCTTCAATTGGGCATAAAGCCACTGTACCCAATTCTAGTCTGTTTGTTCTCACGCCCCACAATTTAAGTTGCTCTTCAAAAACTGAATAATCTTTTCTCCTCAAACGCCTATACCATTCTCTTTTAGGTATCGGTGTTTTAATGTCGTAATTTTCTAAAAATCTTAGAGCAAGAGTCAAACAATCAGCGGCATGATGCTTAACAGGATCAGCCCCTAGACGATACGGCAATCCAATTAACTGATGTGGTTTCAAAAGTTTCTTATGTTTGCTGTAGTTGGTAAATAACCAACAAGATTATTGGTTAAAACTCTATTAGGGCAATTGGTTCCAACTGCATCAATAGCACTTGAGACTAAAAGTTCAATTGTAGTTGGGTCATAAGACATAGAAGCAACTAACCAATTATCTGTAGTTAGAGGATTCCCCTCCACACTGGTAAAAGAAGAGTTCATTTTGCATATATCAACTTGGACATTCCACTTTTCAACTACAGCTTGATTTGCGTGATTCATTGCCACAGAATTATTAGCAAAAATTATTTGCGCTTCTAAATTATCTCCAGATTTTGTTTTAGCTGCACCTTGATAAATAAAGGGTAAGTAGGAGTAAGTATTGCCATTTAAAATGATTTCATTATCTGATCCCGTCGTACTTTCAACATTATCTCTTCTACTGTTTTGATAAGCACCTCTTGGATTATTATTTCCATCCGTGAAATAGATAAATCCAGTTAAATAAGTAATACTCATAATCCTATCCTTGATCTTTGACTTCTAGAGTTTTTAAGCTGATTAAAGACCTTTGATTGTCCTTCTTGTGCGCCTCGTCTAGCAGCGCTATTTATGATTTCTGGGATAGCAGATTTAGGGACATAAGATTCACTATTAAATGAAAGCACTGGGCCTGTGTAGTTGACTGTTGTAGATGTGGCAGGCATTCCAGTTCCACCTGCAACAGTTCCTCCTCCAGGGATAACAGCTTGACCTCTAGCGCCTGCTGAGTACCGTTGCATTGCCCCAGCCATCTTAGAGGAAGGAATCATATATTCATCTTCTCCTGCCTCACCAACAAGGCCAAGAGTTGGACCAGTAGCAACACCACCTTGGGCAAAGGCTTTAGATGAAATTCCTCCTCTAGCTAATCCACCTTCTGCACCGCCAAATAATTTACCTAACCATCCACCACCACCACCCAAATTACTGAATATTGAATCTATCCCCATATTCAATAATTTATCTCCTATACGTCCAAGAATATTTGACATCACCTCACCAAAAGATTTAGCTCCAGTAATCGCTGCTTTAATTCCATCAACGACTCCAGACTTAATATCATCTCCAATTGACTTCCATAAATCTTTTAATTTTTCTGCAGCAGAAAGAAGCTTTTTATTTTTATCAATCTTATCTAAAATTGATTTAATCTCATCATCATCATATCCAGCAGCTTTTAACTTAATGGCCAATCTATCTCTTTCTAATTTTTTAAGTGCTTCTGTTCCATCAAGCTTGGCTAATAACATTTCATTTTCCTGCACCAATTGTTGGAATAACTTTTCACCTTCACTAGCTGAACCTTTTGTTAGTTCAGCTAATGCTGCTTTTGCTTTTAAATAAGCATCAGTTTCTTCTTTTATTCCACCTTTCCCACCGATTTTATCAGCCGCTGTATTTTCTAAAGCTGCCATAGCTTTCTCTATTTCTGCTTTTGCTGCTAACAATTCAGCTAATTGATTTTTATCATTCTTTGATTTTCCTTTTCCACCTTGACCTTTGTAATTAGAAACATCGGCCATTTTATCTCTTAACTTTTGAATCCTTTTATCAGCTTCCTCTAAGGCTTTATTTAGTTTGCCTCCATCTTCACTAGCAATCAAATCGTCTAATTTTGCTCCCTTAAATTGATTCTTTTTATCAAAAAAGCTTTTTACTGCAACAACCGCCGCTGTAATTCCAGCAGCTAATAACAACCAAGGACCAACAGCCGCCAATGTTGCACCTGCAAATGTAACTAATGAAGGAATTGCAAATGCCATCATCCCTTTAAATACAGCCATTACAACTCCAACCGCTGGGCCTAAAGCCAATAGACCAAGACTTAAAGCAACAGCAGAAGTTGCAGCAATTTGGAACCATTTAGGCATTTTCAAAAAGCCTTGAATAAATTCATTAACTATTGACAAGACATATTTGAAAGCAACACCTACATAATCCAAGTTTCTAATAATATTTCCCATTCCATCAGCAACTCTTCCCAGAGCTTGCCCAACTGTTCCACTCATTATTTTTGCAGCCTCGGCAGCAGCTCCAGAAGCATTTTTTTGATTATCTAAATTCTTATTGAACTTAACTAAGCCATCATTGACCAAAGGTAAGAAAGCATTTAACGCTTCAACGCTTCCAAACATTCTGCCCATTGCTTCAGTATTCCCTCCTGTCTTATCAATCATGTCTTGCAATACATTTGCCAAACCTTTGCTTTTTAAAGCCGAGGCGTTAAATTCAATTCCAAGCATTTTGGCCAAGGCAGCAGCTTCACTTGTAGGCCTAACAATTCCCTGAAGAACCATTTTTAAACCAGTGAATGTTTGTTCAACTGGTAAACCTGTAGCTGTTATCGCACCAATTGCAGCATTTAATTCCTGAATACCTACTCCAGCCGCTGCACCCATAGGAGCCAAACGTCCAATCTGGCTTGCATATTGATCAAGGATGATTTTACCGTCATTCTGTGTTTGTATAAATCCATCAATTAAACCCCTAGCATCATCAGCACTTTTTCCATAAGTGTTCATAACAGAAGTGGCTGCATCAGAAACTTTTGCCATCGTTGTCATACCACCAACAGCACCATCAACAGAAGCTGCCAGGATTTTGCTTATATCAGCAGCGCTATTAAATCCAGCGGATGCAACATCATAAGAAGCTGCTAACAATTCTGTTTGACTTCTTAAGTTTCCAGACGCAACAGAAACATCAAATAATTTCTTCTTTAATTCCTCAACATTTACTCCCAAAGTTCTTACAGCTCCAGATGCTCTATCAGCTTCTGCAAAACCTTTGAACCAGGTCATCACCCCAGCGCCTACTGCAATGGTCTTGCCTAATCCAAGTAGTTTTTTTTGTAAGTTGCCAATCCCTTTTGCCGACTCATTGGCGGCCTTACCTGTGTCTTTTATTTGCTTATTTGTTTTCGGTAATGTTCCCTGTGCTTTTCTTGCCGCCTTTTCAAAGGCGTTCATCTTATCTTCGAGCTGCTTTAATTTACGTTCAGCACCCGAACTTAATATCTTTAATAACAGGGTTTGCTCAGCCAATCTTCTTCCTTAGGCAGAATCTCTTTTTATTCTATCGTCGCATTCTGCTTTTATTCATAACTTTGTCCTCTTCTTCTTTTTGTATTTGGAAATAGGCGTGCCAAATCAGCAGCTCTTCCTGTGTCATTTTCTCTCTAAGTTCAAATAACGTATAACCAAGTTCTTTGGCAACTACTAATTCAGCCAGGAGTGGACCGTCTTTTCTTAGGCTCTTTGCTAACGCTTTTGATATTTAGATCCTTTTGCACCTCCTCATCTTCTTCATCTTCTCCAATCAATGCCATCATCAGTTTCTCAACCAAAGTAGCTGGTAATTCATTTCTTAATCCTGGCAAATGACCAATATGAAAGCGCTTTTCATTGTCTTGATTCATTGCCTTATCAACCAAAAGTCTCAAAGCAAAATCAGTTGTATCATTTTCTTTGCTCATCTTTTGAGCCCTTGATCTTTCTGCCAAGGTCATTGGAGTCATATAAAACTCAAATAATTTTCCATTTGGTAAGGCAATTTCCTTCCTTACTGTTGCCATCGAGCAGGCAGCTTTCAACTCATCAAGTGCATCCATAAAAAAATAAAGGTGTCGCTTAATTAAATTATATAGCCCTCGTTAGGAGTAATCCATAACAAAAGGGGGCATGGATATAAGCCCCCAATTGTCCGTATGAAGTAGCGACATCTCCATACGGTTAAACATGACCTAGAAATGTCTAACAAATTAATTTTAGACAAGAAAAAAGCCTATAAAAAAATAGGCTCAGAATGATGGGGTTATTTTTAGTTAACCACTTATTACAAAGTAGTGCTAAAGATTTTCCTTGGATTAGTAAGGTTGAAACTCATTTCAGCAGTAGTTGCTTCATCAGGAGTAACGCTTAAACTCATCCCTGTTATAGAAACATCAGAATCTATATAAGTTGAATTAGTATCATCAACAGCTCCAGAGCCGTTATCAACTAAATCAACATAGAGCTTAACTGAAGCACCCTCTTGAGACTTCAAGAGAACATTACCCAACAATCTATTTGCAAGACTGGTTTGGCTATCAGTAAAGTAAACAGTCATTGAACCACTACCACTGGCATAACCTGGCTGAGTGTTCCTGAAAGGAGCGTACTTAGTAACAGAAGCAACACCCGCTGGAAGCGTTGTTACATCTAGAGTTTCCCTTTCAATATCAACAGAAAATTCCCTTACTTGGGCAACAGCCGCCGCTGCTGAATACTGAACATTTATATGTCCAGATTTATCTGCTGATCCAGTACCTCCACTACCAGCTAGAGCGATGTTTGTCCCACCAACAGCAGTTGCAACTTTTATTGTTGTTGCTGTTACTGCTATCACGTAGTAGGTAGTACCCGCTGTAAGGTTGCCATCAAGAGTTGCAGTTCCAACCACTGTGAATTTCACAGGATCATTAACTCTAAAGTCATGATTTGATGGAACAATTACACCACCAGCGCCAGAAGGAAAATCTGTGTAATCCTTAAGACACCATTTTGTACCCGCTGGGGAAAAATAAATAGAACCCTCTTGGCCAGTTAAAGCCGTCGAGGAACAAGCTACAGGCATTTGAATTTACCTAATAAAAAACAATTTGAGGGCGTTTCTTTTGGGGCTTGGGGCTTTGGCTAGGGCTAACCAATATCATTATATTAACCCTAAGGAGGCTTAACCTTTTGCAATAAATGGAGCTGAAATAGTAACCAATGCAAGTGGATTGTTTGAATTGATTACTGGTATAGGTCCACTAATTTCTCCAACGCTTGCTCTAATCGTTGTATCTTCTGTTTTTAATGTGTTCAAAGTTGAGGCTGCTAAGACTGCCATTTCTTCTAATCTTTTCATTCCTTTTGCTTTTGGTCCGTAACAACTAACCTGAACGCTTCCCCTAATGACTTCAATTCCACTTTCTGCTTTTGTTACAACTGGCTCACTTATAGATGGAAAACTAACAATTAATTGAACGTATTCTGTATTTGCTCCTCCTGGGGGTTCCTCCTGAACGTTGTCATACATCACGGGAACAGATGGAGAAAGACCAGCAAAAGCTGTTGTCATTTTTCTCTCAAATAAAGATCTAATTGTTTGTAAACTCATTTGATTTTTCCTAGTTCTTTAAGAATGCGTTTTTTTAAATCGTTTTTTTGTTGTGTTGCAATTGTTGTAAACCATGCAACACCCCCTGGAGCTCCTTTTGCATAAACAGGATCATATGCAACTCTTTGAGCATATGGAAGATTATTAGAAATGTACCAATCAGAATCAGAAGTAATTTTCTTTTGGTAATAAGGAATATCTAATTTCATTACTCCAGGTTCAACAATTACTCCTTCAGTTCCAACACCACCTGGGTATTTTCTTTTTGCAGGTTTACCCCAATTTTCATCCCTTGTTTGTAGATCAGGTTGATCTTTTCCAACAAACCAACTTGAAGCCATACGGCCAGTATCTTTTGGGTTTGCTTGAGATAGCTTTCCCTGTGTTAGAGCGATATGATCAGTCAATGCTTGATCTAAAGCTTTCCTGACCTGAGGCACCCAATCTTTTAAAGCCATTTTTACGAGTTTTTTACGAAAGCCAAAACCTACCCTAATGATACCAAAGGATTACAGAAATAAAGTTCGGACTCATAACCCGAAGGTCGCAAGTTCAAATCTTGCCCCCGCCACCAAATAAAAACCAAAGCCCTCAGGGGCTTTTTTAATGCCTCAAAGGGATTTCAAGAAATAACTTGTCCTCAACTGTGCTTAATAGTTGGGTTAAGTTGGGTAATGATGGGTATACTTGGGGAGATTTTTTACGAGTTTTTTACGAGTTTTAAAATGGCCTTAATTCTTAGAACTTGGCCTGAATACAAAAAAGATCTAAAAAGAGCTGGAACAAGATGGAGATTAGACAAAGATTCCAAGTCTCCTTTCATATATGTTCGAGATCAAATAGCCAAAACAAGGATTTCATGTAAGCCATTAAGAACTGATAATCCTATTGATATAAATAAAGTTTTTGATGCCTGCATTCTTACTGACCAAAAAGAATGGGCAGGAGTAACAACTGACAAAAAAGAAACTACAAAAACAATTCTCCCTTCATGGGCAGAAATAGAAAAAGCTTGCAAGGATGATTGGCCTTTAAGAATGAAAGAAGGTTCAACCGTTAACCTTTGGGCTGGATTGAATGACTTAAAAAGAAATGATATTCCTAGAAATTTTGATGCTATACAGAACTGGGTAACAATTAAAAAGCTTGGGTCTAGTGCTTGCAGAAATAGATTAGATACTATCAAGCAAATAATTAAGGCTCTAAAAAAAGCAGATAATAAAAATCAGGAACCTACTTGGCTAACAGAAAAGCAATATCAAGACCTTAGAAATCTCCACAATGAAAGGATTAACAGCCAAAACAAATTAACCAGCGGAAAGAAAGTTGAAATTAGAGGAATCCCAACTCAAGAGGAAGCTGAAAAATATTTGGACAACTTATGGCCTAAATACAAACTAGAGCAATGGTGTTTGGCCATGCTTATGAATTACGGATTGAGGAATCATGAGCTTCATTGGGTTTCTAATATCACAGAAGAAAACAAAGAAGAAGGTATTCAATTTGGTTGGGTTTATGTCCCTGGCTATTGGAGAACAAAATCTAAATATGAGCATTGGGTCTTCCCTTTATATAAATCCTGGATTGTGCGCTATGGCCTAAAGAACAGATTTGAAGAATGCCAAAAACAATTGCATGAAATAGCAAAACCCAAAATAGTTAGCCAACATGATCCATCAAAAGATTGGGATTCAAAAGATCCAACTGATCAGGGAATTTGCATGAACAATAAAAAGCTTGGAGAATTTATTGGTGACAGATTGAGGCAAGTCTTACCTGAATGGGCCGCTAGTGTTCCTGACGCAAGAGGACAACATCAGCCAGAAACGATTGAAAAACAAATTAGGTGCTATGACCTGAGACACACTTACGCCATAAGACTGGCAACAGATCCAAGATTTAAACACGTTGATATTTCTCAGGCTGCTTTGGCAATGGGCCACGATATTGAAACCCATAAGAATCACTATCTGAAATGGGTATCTAAAGAAGAATATAGAAAGCGTGTAATGTCATCTATCATTCTTCCTGACGATTAATATTATTGAATGACCAAAAAGATTAGCGTTCAGGAAAATACCGAAAGATCATTCTTGATTGAGAAGATGTATCACCTGGACAAAAGAACAAATGGCCTTTTTATTGGATTAGGCCAAGAGCTGGAAACCTATAGGAAAATCAAAAACCTAAAACAAGATTTAAAAACCTACCGTAAATGGAAAAGCCTTTTAGAAAATGAATGAAATTATTGCCGCTGTTTTAGGAGCCGTTATTAGTTGCGCTGCAATGATGGCCAACCAAAGTGGGAGAAGAAAAGAAGAGTTCACTGTTGAAATATTTAAAAGACTCAATGCATTAGAAGTAGAAGTTGGGATGCTAAAAGAAAAAACTAATAAGCATTAAAAAAAGCCCCCTGGTTAAAGGAGGCTTAATTTTGATCTGCCCCTAGATTGTGTTTCAGGCTGATCGGTAGCATTAAAGGTTACGCTTATCTTTTGCGGCCTGACTCATTTCAAAAGGTTTAGTCTGCGCGGTACATGAACTTGTTAGATGTTGTTTGACTTGACTTACAGCCCGTGTACTTAGGGTTTTGTTTGTCTTGTCTGTCTTTTCTACATTCTTAGTATACTGTTTCTATTCCTTAGGCACAATGGGAAGGACCGTACATCACCAAATCTGAGCAACCTTAGCTTTTGCTTTGCCAGATTTCCAGGGTTTCACTCTATTAAACGCTCCTAATATCCCGTATGAAATTGCGTCCCATCCATGATCCCAACCTGAATCCTTATTAGGCATATTGGTTCCTTCTTTAAAGGTCAAGTTCCTTAGAGATTTGATTGTTTGCTTACATCTTGGATGGATAAAGAATCTTCTTGTTCCTTCTGCATCCATAACCATTGCATTAACAGCATTTCTTTTATCAGTCTGTCCATAAGGGCTTTTATTTGGATAAACCCAGATGCCTCTATTTCTTAGGATGCCATGATCAGTGATTCCTCCACTGGAAGTTTTCCGAGCATTACCAGTTGGATCAGGAAAGGCTTTTATTTCTCTGTTTGGATAACGCCTAAGTAATTCTGAGCAAGCCTCATCTGTATGAGTTTCTTTTATATGGATCTCATCAAAGGCATGTAATTGATCACCACCAACTCTTTGGCAGATAATCCAGTGCATTGGAGATACGTTGAAATCTGCGAAAACAAGAAGCTCTCCACCTAAGTCACAAACATCTGAAGAAATATTGTTGTCATCAAAGTCTGGAACAACACGACCAACCAAATTAACAAAGCTGGCTTCATATTCTTGTGAATAAGTTCTTGCATCTAAAGTTCTTTTTGCTGCCTCAACCTCTTCTTTAGAAACATGACCACCTTCTACGGTTGTGAATGAGAAGGTTGCACAATTCTCTTCATCTTCTGCTGCATCCCAAGCTTCTGCAAACCAGTTAAGCCCTGCTGGTGTAGTAATAAACCAAGCTGGCCCCTGTTGATCAGAAAGAGCTGGTCTTAATACCATCTCCCAAGCTTCACTTTTTACATAAGCCGCCTCATCAACAACAACTGCACTAAGGCTTACTCCTCTTAATTTGTCTGGATCTTCTGCACCTTTTAAAGAAATAGTTGAACCGTTGGTAAGAGTTACAGATAAATCACTTTCATTCTTTGATGCAAATATCTCCATTGGAACCATCTGTTTTAATTGAATCCAAGCAATCTGTTTTGCCATCCGATAAGTAGCAGTCACATAATAAAAAAGGCCACCTGGCTTTTCTATAGCCCAATTAATTAATCTGGTAATAGCTAAATAAGTTTTTCCAAATCTTCTTCCAGAACACAAATATGTAAATCTAACTCCAGCGTCATAAACCAACTTTTGTGGTTCAGTGAGATTTGAATATAGTTTTTGAGATAAAGCTAAGTAATCAAATTTTGATGTTGCAGGTTCCGGCGGTTCTAAAAGTAATCCACCTGGGCAAGAGTCTAATAAAAGACTCATGAAGCAATTCCAGTTAATTCAGCTTGAAGCCTGACAGAGTTAACAGCAACTTGAATATGACCTCTTTTCATGGCAGCCTTTTCATAATTTCTTAAACGGGTTAAACACTCAGCTAAAAAAGCAGGTCTTGATAACTCACAATCTTTTTTAATCAGTTCTCTTGCTCTTGTTATGTAAGTGTCAGCTTGCCTTTCAGAAATATTATAATTCTTTGCACAGTGGAGAATAATTTCTTGCCTACTAGCTGCTGTAGCTAATAGTCCATAGACATCATTAACTCTAGATATGACCTCATATTTGGTTCCTTTTTTGCCTTGTTTTGGCACTCTGAAGAATAATAGATAAATATAGAATACAAGGATAAGTGAAATTATGCCTCGGTAACGGTATATTTCATGTAATTAGGTGAGGTTAAAAAGGTGAATCAAACAGAATTTGAACGAGAAAGGAACTTTCTTGAATGGTTTCACAATGAATGGATTGAGAAAATTGGTGGCATGACTCTGAATGAATTATTGATGGTTCAGGGATCAACAGAGATGAAAATTAGTCACTTAAGAAGAGAAGTAATTGAAGGAATGAGGAAAGAAAAATGAGAAGAAAAATATTTAAAAAGAAAAACCGATTATTGAAATTTATTCGAGGAATATTGGATGGACTTGGTAAGGGGTTTGTTTATAGATCACCAAAAAGAAAAGAGATCAGAGATCCTCAATTGGAGGAGATTTACAGGGGAATGACTGCTAGAGAATTAGCAAAAAGGGCAAAGTGTTCCCATACAAATAGTAAAAGTTATTTGATTAAAAGATTGCTTAATTCATAAGGGAAGTTTTTTGAATTGTAGATTCAAGTCTTTGGATGTGGGCTAAGAGTCTGTCACCTCTTTCAATAGCTTCTGCTGCTATTTGAAAAGGATCAACACCAGAAGAAATAAGCTCTTCTTTAATTTGCTCGGTGGAGAGTTGCATAAGGAACCCTGCTTTGATGCCTTAATGATAACAGGGTTAAGAATTGTATATATTTATTCTGGGGGAGTAATTGACATAGCCACATTCTTGGGGCAGAATGGGAACCAATAGGACACCAATTGATGACCAAAAAGCCCCCAAAAGAATCCGAAAAGGAACCCAAAAGGAAACAAACACCGGTCAAGTTAAACACGAATCTTTTAATAGCTGTCAAGGAAAAAAAGGATGCTGGGCCTCACTTTTGGAAGACACTTCCACGTTTTATCGAGGACGTTTTACAAGAGGAAATCAAAGAGGTTGACGGACGTGCAATAGTACATATAGATAATAAGAAAAACAATAACAATCTTAAAACTAACAATTGGAGGTTTAAAGAAGAGTTTATTAAAGGCCCATTATTAGCTCATAAGTCATTAGTAGTTGAGTTTTGGTTAGGTAAGGGAGGGTCTAAGAATCTTAGGTCTTGGCAATTATTAGAAAAAGGTTGCTTAGAAATTCTTGGTAGTTATGGCCCAGATATTTTAGAAGAACAAATAAAACTTGGAATAGCTAATAAATGGAAGTCGTTGAGTTTGGCAAATTACGAATCGTTTAAACCGATCAAAAGGAAAGAAGAAAAAGAATTGGATTTTGAAGCAATGGACAATGCCCCTTCTCTTTTTTAATCATGAAAGCAAAAGTATTTAGTCAGGTTTTAAAAACCACCTATAAGATCTCACCTTATGGAAAGAGTCTTGATTCAGATGATTTAGCTTGCTTATGGCTAACACTTCCAGAACTTGTAAAAGATGTTGTCACTGATCAGATGTGGGCTTATGCATCCCACCAATACTTGATTGATCCAAAGCCATCAAAAGATCTAGCTGTTCATGTTTCCATGCTCAGGTATTTATTCAGGTTGGAGAACGATATGCCTAACTATTCATGGGGCTTAAAAACAGACTTAGAACATAGGATGATGCATGGTCACAAATTTAATGCTCAACCAACAAAGCCTTATTTAGAAGCTGAAACTAAGAAACCTGAATTAACAGGAAAAGGTGTATTAGCTGTTTTGGAGGGTAAGTAAATGACTGAGAATATAAACAAAAAATCTTTAGAACTTGCCGTTGAAATTCAAATTAAAGAACTTTTTTGGGAAGGTGAAATTCACAACAATGAAACAGCTCATCTTATGTCAGAGAAAATAATAAATATTTTAAGTCAATTACCAAATGAGCCAGTAGAGAACGAATATTTAAAAGGATGGTTTTCAAGGCTTGAAAAAATAATAAATCTACAAATTAAAAAAATGGAGGATAAGTAAATGGATTTAGACGAACTAAAAAAAGAGTATGAGTTCATGAACGAAATGATTGAACAGTACCCAAAACTAAAAACAATCTCTGACGTTCAAAAGAAACTCAAGGAAACAGAAAAAACATTAATCTTTCATGAGCCTTGGCTTTTGCAGGGCTGGACAAAAAAAGAAAAAAATCAATTCCTTTCTCAATACAACTTAGAAGAAAGAAAACTAATGACCTTCAGATGCAAGTTGGAAACACGTTATAGAAAAGGAGAACTTAAATAATGGAAAAAGCAATTGCATTTGGAGCTGGTCAAGCTCTAGCAAGATTGGTTGCATCTGGCAAAGCAACTATTGAGGATTTTGATAAGTTATCCGCTGGATATAAAGCAATAGAAAAATCAAGATTTGATTCTCTAGATCCTGCTGACGCTACAAATCCAAGCCACAAAATCCCTAAGTATTTAGGAGATGGATTAACCGAAAGTTACGACACATT